GTTCCCGCTCAGCGGCTTCGGTGAAGGCTTCGCGTGTCTCGGCTGTGACCCACCAGGAGCGGGAGGCTTCCTCCTTGAACCGGGGCGATGCTCCGCTCGGTGGATGGAAGAGATGGTTGTTATCCGTGGGGGTGTGCGGGTTCATCACAGGCGCTCCGTATGACTTCCGAGAATGCGGTCCACAGCCTCGCTGGTCATCTTCGCGGTGCCGCCCTTCACGTTCACGATGACAAAGTGAAACGCCACGCTTTCGGGTTCCCACTCGACGCGCTCCACGAATACATGCACCTTCGCGCCAATCTGCTTGGCAACGGACTTCAGGAGTTTGTCCATGTTCCCGACGAAGCCCGACATCGTCGCCGCCGACATCATCGAGGCGTCAGGACCGCGATCGATCCGCAGGGTCAGCCGTTGAGCGTCTGGAACCGTGGCGAACACTTCCAGTTCCATCTCGTGCGCGCACTTCGGACACTTGCACTTCATGCTGCGGCCTCCGCTGCCTGCTTCCGCCGATACAACAACGCGGGTCGGCCTTCACGCCCATTCCGATACGTGGTCTGCTCCACGAGGCCCAGCCCCACCAGTCGCCGCAGCACCAGCGCGCAGGTGGTGTTATCCATCCGTGCCGCCTTGATGACTTGGCCCTGGTTCTGCTGCCGCACCGTGTCGAGCACGGCCAGCACGCGTGATTCCTTCGTCATGCAGCCCTCAACTTCCGGCCGGCGTAGTAGCCCTTCGCGTGGGCGCGGTTGTAGCCTTGGGCGTAGGCGAACCGGAACAGATCGAGTTCCCGTTCCGTGATGGTGCCGAACTGAACTTTCAACATGGCCCGCACGTAGTCGTTGTGCTGGCGCTTACGGACGGAGATCGCTTTCTCCATCGGGTTGCCAGTCACCGACCGTCCATGCCGGTAGCGCGTCGAGCACGCCACCGAGCAGAACCGTTGCACCTTCGGCTTACTCGGGTGGTAGGCCCGACCGCACTGCTCGCAGCCATACGTCAACTCTGAGCGCCATCCGGTCGGCATCAGCGTTCTCCTGCCTGTGAGTGCTTCCCCAACTGCCGCCGAATGAATCGCACGTACCGCGGCAGCACACGATCGCGATACTGATGCACGCCGCAGTCGTAGCCCGGATAGCCATCGGCGTAATCAGCCGCCTCACAGTCGCACGGATGCTTCGCCTTGAAACGGCCCACGGCATACGCGCGAATAGCTGACGACCGGCTCAGGAAACGCCGCCCGTTGGCGCGGTAGACTCGCGCGGTTTCCACCTCGTAAATTCTCATCGTTCGTTGGCCTGTGAGTGCTTCCAATCCCGCCCGGACGCCTTGACGCGCTCGGCGAGGTCGGCCACCTTCGTCCCGAACTGCACCACCCGTGGCATCTCCGCTCGCGGCGTCGGGATGTCCTCCTGCGGCGGCATCGCGTCGGCCTCGACTTGCTCTGACAGCGCCGGGGGCCAGTTCTTCCCGCAGCGTCCGCAGTAGTCGAAGCGGAACGCCACGCCGTTCACGCTCAGTTCATCCGCGAGCTTCACGCCACGAGCGCCACAGAAGGGACACCGGCTCACGATGCCACCGCCTTCATCTCCTCGATCTTGGATTTGATGTAGCAAGCCGAACGACCACGGCATTCCGGGTCATGCGGGCACACGAACGGCTCGAACCCAAACGCGGGCGCAGGCTCATCGCTCGCGACTTCATCGGTCCACCGGGCCGCATTGAGCCAGGAAGCCGGATACGGGATGAACTGGCCGTGGTTCTTTGTCCAATCATCCGAGCGCCGCTGTGCGTCGATAGCATCGAGCATGACGCGGAGCAGTGGCGCATCCGGTCGGCGCTTGTCCCATGCGCGCTTCGCGTCGTCCTTCGATTTCTTTTTCGGATACGCCGCCCAGAATTCCTCAAACATCGCGTCTGCCGCCCGCGAGGGCGCTGGCGCGGTTCGGGGTTCCGTTCTGGGTTCGGTTCTGGGTTCTGGGTTCTGGGTTAAGTTCTCTTCTGGGTTAGGTTGGAATTTTCCGGAATTTCCAGAATTTTCTGGAATCTCCGGGAACTTACTGGACGTGCGCTTGTTCAGGTTCGGCTGATGCTCATCGAACTTGTTGACCTGCAAGTAGATCGCGCCGTCCACGCTGTAGCGCACGAGCAACCCCACGCGCGCCATGATGGACAGGGCGCGGTCAAAGTCGGCTTCAGTGCGGCGGGAGGACGGCAACACGACGTTCTTCACGGTGAACGCATCCCCAGGCATGCGGCCGAAGTCGTCAGTGTTGGCGATGATGAGCGGGAAGAGCACTTGGCAAAACTCGCCAAGCTTGCCGCCTTCGGTCAGGAGCGCGTGGTATTTGCGCGAACTGCCGAGGCTTTTAGATATGAGACGGCCGCGAGCCATATCCTGAGTAGTCCTTCTCAGTAGTCCGATGATGGTCTGCGGGAAGGCAGTGGACTAGACCGCCGTGTCGATCGTGGTTGCGAGCCGCGATCTATCCCGCAGATTCGATTGCCCATTAAGAGTAGCAGAATTCCACTACTAAGCAACGCCTTTCTGCTTCCTCAGTAGTGAAAAAGTGATTCCTGTATAGGCGGCGTCGGCTTGGGGAGCACCGGCACATACCGATACGCGGACGCCTTGATCTGGTTGTTCCACTCAATCTGCCCGCACTGGCGATCCGTCACGATCTGGCGGACATCGGATACCCTGGTGCGCCACGCGGCGAAGCCCCCGATCTCCGCCAGGGTCCGCACGTCGATCCACTCGAACGGGCGACTCAGGAACAGATCCAGCACGGCAGCGGTGTAGGAGGCGCGGCGTTCGATCTCGGCTTTCATGCGTCAGCCTCCAAATCCTCCGGCGCGACGTTGTCTCCAACCTTTCCGGTCGGCCGAAGATCCAGCCAAAAGCCGTGCATCCCGACGATGTCCGAGATGTATCGCTGCTGCTGGTTGCAGATCGCGCAGCCGCGCCAGTTCCGACCGAGCCGTGCCCACCAGTGCGAGCCAAACGCACACAGGAGACGGTGCGCGTTCATGCGGCCCCCTTCGGCACCTGGGGCATCTCCCACAGCGCCTGCCAGATCGCCATGCGTTCACTCACCGTGGCCGACTCGCGGATCTCCCGCAGCCGCTGTTCGCGGGCTTCCGCAGAGGCCGGGATGGGATGGAGGGCGATGATGCGTGTCTCGGTCATGCAAACCTCTGTGAGTGCTCTCGTAAGTGACAATCCCGGCACGCGAGCTGCGCGGCGTCGGGGTTGAATCGGTCAGCCGGGGCGACGTTCCTACCGCGTAGGTGCGCCACATGCCCGGCCTGTGGGTCTAGCACGTCGAGCGTGCGCTTCAGCGGGCCACGGCCGCAGCGTTCACAGTAGCCACCAGCGCGGAGCCATACGGCGTCCCTGAAGGCTTTCCCGAGCTTCAGGCGCAGCGTGAGGCGCTTCCGCCGACTGCTGCCCTTCGCAGGCTTAGGCACCGCCACGCCGTAGCCGACTGCCATCAGTGGTTCGGCGCGAATCCGCCGCTCCATGCGTCCCCGTCATCAGGGCCGTCGTAGTTGTCGCGGAAGTCTCCCGCCCGCATCAGGCAGGGACACGGCGCTTCCACTTCCCCGTGGATGTTCCGCGCGGTGTAGGTGACAGTGCCTTCGCCGTCGCACTCGGGGCAGTCCTTCAATGCGCGGCGCTTGCGCTCGCGGAGTTCGTAGGACATGTCACGGCGCGTCATCGGCGGTACTCCATGACGTAGCGCTTCGCCTCGTCCTTTGATACGTCCCTGTCTTCCCAGTCGAGGTTGATGGTCGGAGCCTCGCACAGGTCGATCAACTGGCAGATGATGTCCTTCTGCTCCGGTGTATCGCGCTGCATCATCGCGGACATGGACGATCCAAGCTCCACGTAGCGCGTGAGCAACGCGCGCTGCTCCTCGCTGTGAATTCGCCAGCCTTTCAACGTGCCCCACTTCAGCGAGATGTAATCCGCTCCCATCTAGTCCCCCACCAGCGGCGCAGACGGCTGCGGCTGTTCGTAGGCGCGTTTCAGGGCCAGTAGAACGGCACCAGGGCCGAACTGGTCGAACACGTCTGCGAGATACGTCCCTGCCCCGCCGTGCTGCGCTTCCAGCGCCACCTTGCGCAGCACGATCGCGAACTGCTGCGCCGGGTTCCTGCCTGCCTGCGTGCTGTCCTCGATGTCGAACCGCAACACCGCCGCCAACGCGTTCACGGCGTTCGCGTAGATCTCGTCGTCGGCGCGTTCCGCCACGGTGGGTGGGGCTTCGTAGGTATGCTGTGTCATGCGGCACCACTCATTCGCATTTCATCGGACAGGGACTTGAGGAAGTACTTCAGCGAACGCACCTGCTCCACGACGAGTTCCTTCGTGTCGCGGGCTTCGCGCTTGCGGGCGAACTCGGGCGAGCACTCGGCACGGATGCGCGCCCGGTTCGCGGCTTCGTCGCCGTCGAGGAACGCCAGCAGCACCGTGGCGTATTCCGAATCAGCGACGCGGATCTCGGCGTTCACGTTGCCGATCAGGGCCGACATCTGCATCAGGAGCGCCCGCGCCCGATCTGGTGTCAGATCGGTATCGCGGATCTCCTGCTGCGCCTGCTTCACGAGGTCACGGACGGTGATCGCCATGACCTAGTCGAAAGGCGACGGCTCGTACCCACCAGCCGGTGACGGCGCGGACTTCCCACTGCCCTTCACGTAGTCATCGAGGACCACGCTGTGGGTGTCGCCGTAGGGGCCGACTTCCTTGCGCTCGACCACGTCCAGGTTCACGTAGCCCCGCTCATTCACATGCTGGCGGGCAAAGGCGATGAAGTCGTCCACCTTGATCCCGAGCTTGATCACCGTGCCGAAGTTCGTCTGTCGCGCCTTCGCGCTGCATTTCAAGTACTGCTTTGCCATGTGTCGCTCCTACCGCCCTTCGCCAGCGAACGCGGCCGGCTCTGGCAGCGCAGGGTTCTGCTTGGCCCGCGCGACCATCGCGTCGAGCGCCTGTTTGTCGTGGGCTTCGATGAACTCTCGGAACGCCCGCTTCGATGCCTTGTAGCTGTCGCGGAAGGTGTCGATGTCCGCCTGGGCGGCGAGCGCGACCATGTCGTCGGCCCAATCGTTGTAGCCGTGCGGAGCCACGACCCGCGCCGGGGCGACATCGTGGACCGTTTCGTCGGCGTCTGCGGCCATGCCCTCGACCGGGATGCAGAACGCCAGGAACGCGGCGTACTTGTAGGCGATGCTCATCGCCTTGTTGGTGGCCTTGTCGCCGCTGTCCATCGCCTCACCGAAGGTGCGGACGGTGTGCAGGCTCCCGTCTTCGGCGGCGACGAAGTCGAACTCTGCCTCGACCACCACGGAGAACAGCACGCCCCCGTTGCGGGATTCCCGCTCCGTCGCGTGACGGCTGACCATGCGCGGCAGCACCACGAGGCCGTTCGCGGACAGCACCGGAGCCAGCGCGTTCAACGTCTCGTCGATGCCACGGAACTTGAAGCCCTGCGTCTTGTTCTCGCGGCTCTTCCCGATCCCGTCCTTCGCCAACTGCGCGGAGACACGGGCGATTGCTTCGTACACCTTGGTCATGCGGTTTCTCCCCAGGGCGCAGACGGTGAAATACGCGCGATCACCTTGCCGTGCTGCCCTTCGCGGTATTCCGCCCACCGCGTCAGACGTGGCGGGCCAATCGCTTCAATCGCGTCCTGCGCGCTCGCAATCCACAGATCGCGCGTGGCACGCGGCAACGTCTTCCAGTCCGGCACGTCGAGGCCGTAGTAGCCCGCGTGGTTGTAGTAGAGGCATTCGGCCGCGGTGCCGAGCATCGCCAGTTGCTTGATGGTCGCCATTAGCTCACCTTCCGGTCGCTCGCACGCGGCGGGAAGCGGGCCGAGGCATCGAGCACCACGCGGCGCAGCGGTTCCGGCTCGCGGTCGTCCATCTCGTGCCGGTGCGTGACCTTCACCCGTGCGCGGATCGCGAAGGCGCCCGCGAACACCAGCAGCGAGACGAGGAAGCCCGCCACGAGCAGCGGGTCAGACTTGGACAGGCTGTAGAAGGTGCTCATTAGCGGTCCCCCTTCAGGCGTTCGGCCAGCATGGCGTCGGCCTGCATGTAGCGCACGCGCGCCAGTGCGTAGGCTTCCAGTTCAAGTCGGCGAGCTACCTTCGCGACTTCTGACGGCAGAATCGCCCACGCAGTCAGGTTGACTTCGCCGACCCACTCTTCGCGCTCGCACTCGGGATGCAGCGCGAAGATTTCCAGCGCCGTGTCATCCATAGCGCGGATCACCTTCGCTAGCCGGTCATCGGCCTGCACATGCGCCGCGAAGTAGTCGCGCAGCGTCATGCCGCAGTGCATCTCATCGGGGAAGGCTTGCGGAGTCGGTTGGTTCGCCATTAGCGCAACCTCTCGATCAGCGCCAGCGCTAGCGCGATCTTCTCGCGGTCCAGAATATGCGGCTCCAGCGTCCGCAGGATGGCTTCCACGTCGGCCGCGTGAACGTAGGCGCCGGAGTCGCGAGCCACCATCGCGCCGTAGGCGCCGGGGCCGTAGCGGGGAATCTGTGTCACAATCGGGATCGGCATTGACTCACTCCGTTTCTGTCTGAGTCGGTGTCTGCGCCCGCTCCGTCTTCCACCACGGAGACGGGCGCGTTTCGTTTGATGGCATCGGGCCGGAATCGAACCGGCTGGGAGCAGAGGTTGTAGGCGTTGCTTGGACGCCTCGTTCCTCAGTTTTGCGCTTAGCAGTTCGGGCCGGATTGAGTGATTCCGCGATGGTCTTGTTGGTAAGCGCCAACGCAATCGCTATTTCCTCGCCGGTCTTCCGCAACGCAACACCTGCCATTAGACCCTTGTGCAGCTAACGGCTCCCCGTCTGCGTATCGTGCGTGTCACCATCCACGCCGCCGATGCCGTAATCAGTTCAGCAGCCCCAAATCGCCCACCACCACCACTGCACTCCCGCCGGGTCCGTGCAGGGGATATAGATCGCCGCGCTCGCCGTCGTTGCCAGCGCCGCCACCGCCAGGGCGACCACCAGACCCACCGTCAGGTTCACCGCGCGTCGGCTCATCTGCTGCGCGCCAGAAACGGCCCACACACTCGCCAGCACCGCCAGCGACAGCCCGATCACCACCCACTGCTGCGCGCTCGACATCGCGCCCTGCTGCATCACGATTGCAAACGTGTTCATGCGGTCCTCCTTGCGTCCTGTGTCTGTTCACTCCGCAGCGTGGCCTTTGCCATCTGCGCCCCATTGACGCTGCTCACGCGGCCCTCTTAGGCTGACGCGGTGACGGCTTCGCGTGCAGGCGTTCCAGTTCGGCCGTCTCGTAGTACGCGAGATGCTTGGCGACTTCGTCGTCGCTCATGAAGCCGGTGATCGTCATGATGTCAACGTGCTGGTTGCGCTGAACCTTCACGAGGCGGTCGAGCAGTTCGCGGCGGCGTTCAGTCATGCGACCATCCGTTCAAATCGCAGCGAGCAGCCGAGCGTCCTTTCGAGTTTGACCGCCGTCTCGTGCATCGGAAGCCGCAACCCCCGCTCCAGCCGCGAGATCGTGGAGCGGTTGACGCCCACCGCTTGCGCCAGCGCATAGGCCGTCATACCCTTTGCCTTGCGCGCTTTGCTCAATGTCATCGTTGCCATGTGGCAAGATTAACGGCCGAGCCGCCGCAATGTCAAGGCTTATTTGCGCCACTTGGCAACTATTTTAGGAGGGCCGAACGAAGGGGCGAAAAGCTGGCGTCCCCACCGGGATTCGGGCTGGCTTTCCTCAATGATTCGGCGCGGATTCGGGCCGCGTAACGCGCACGGTATTTCCCGCTGACCCCATCCCGTGCCGTGGCTCGTGCGCTTCATCTCGCACGCAGCACAGGTTCCCAGCGGTCAGCGGGAAAAGCTACGCCGCGATACAGAGTACCGCGAGGAAGGCGTGATCGGCGCGGGTGAAGGCGAGCCAGCAGCGGGCGCAACAATTGCACACCCACTGGTGGCCGATGCGCTCCACGTTCTCCGAGTCGCAGAAAGGGCACGTCACCGGACAAACCCAACAATGAACCGCCCCATGACCCGGCACGAGTCTGGGATCAGTAATCGACACGGCGGGTTTCCGAGTGCCACAGGGAGCCAGCCCGTATCCGTACGTGCCCCCGGATGGTGCGCCGAGTATCCAGCCGCCCCTCCGTGACCCACTGCGTCAACGTGCGACGGCTCAACTGCGTCTCGGCGCCCGCCTGCTTGTACGTCAGCCATCGGTCATCCACGACTGCCCGCGTTACCGTTTTCGCCACGGAGACACCGTGTAGCGTGCGGGCACCGTCATGGGCGCCGGCTTCGCGACCACGTACAGCCGCGTCACGCAATGCGCGCAGAGACGGCAGCGGCCATCGCCTTCCTCGCACTCCCGCACGGCGGTGAGAATCCCTTGCAGGTCACGCACTTGGTCGGCCAGTTCCTGCCACGAGTAGCCGCTCAGCGCGTCAGCCGGGGGTGTCACAGCACGGCCGCGAGGCCAGCCGCTGTCGCCGCGCCGATGATGGCGCCCTGCACCCACCGGAAGCTCGCCACGCCCCACGAGTAGGATTGCAGGTCGTGCCACGAGTGCCACGCCTTGAACGCGGCGTAGTCCACCCGTGCGGCCGTCAGGATGCCGCCGATGATGCCGACGCCGAGCGGAGTTTTCAGGAATGCGTGGATGGTGTCGATCATTTCGCCGCCTTCTGGCCGAGCCATGTGCCGACGCCGGCAAGGGCCATCTGCACGTAACGGTTGCCGAAAATCTTGGTGAAGTACGAGGGGCTTTCATCGTGGCGCTGTAGGCGCTCGTCATGCGCCACGAGCTGCGCGGCCAGCGCGTCGAGGCGTTCAAGCACAGGCGCGAGATCCACGGCTACGGGCGACACAACCACGGGCGGCTGCACCGGAGGCGGGACCACCACGGGCGGCGGCGGCACGACGACAGGCGGCGTCGGCGGGGCTTCAGTCGGCCACGGATAGACAATCTCCATCCCGGCGCCGAGAGCTTCCCCGTCGCCACGGACCACGCGGGCGGCGTTCTCCTGGTCGCTGAGGATGTCGTAGCCCCACCGCGTTGGGCCGTAGACCATCCAGTCGCACGAGATCGAGATACCGGGGTAGGGAGTCGGGCAGTTGTTCCCGGCGTCCTTCCGCAGCATGCCCCACCCCGGCCGCTGTGACGCGGCGCGGTTCAGCATGTCGGAGAGCTGCGCCTTCGTCATGGGCGTCGGGTAGGTCGGGCGCAGGGCTTCAAGCACCGTGGCCACGTCCTGCGCCAGTGCGGGCGAGGCGAGCAGGAACCACACGAACACCACTGCGCTACTGCGCCGGACCATTGAACCCCCTTGTCAGTACGAGATAGCCCCACGCCAGCGCCCCGAGCACGGCGAGACAGAGCAGCGTCAGCGCGGCGAAAAACTGCTGGTCGCCGTCCTCCAGCACGTCGGGACGTTGCTTCGGGTCGTTGTCTTCAAACATGGTCCTTAACCTCGATCCACACCTGTTCCCCACGTCCCAGCGCCGCCGCGATCTGCGGCTGAAGCCGGTCCATCGCTTCCCGTGACCGCTGCACGCCTTTCGCAAACCGCGCGAGGCCCACCGCGATACAGCCGTCGAGTTCAATTTGCACATTGGCCGGATGGATGCGGATACCGTCCCGGCCCGGCACCTCCGCAATCAACGGCAAGCGCCGATGGAAGCGCGGCGAGTAGGTAATCAGCACGCGGTACCTGCCGGCCGGAATCTGCACCTCGGTGCGTTCCAGGGTGAAGCACTCCGGTTCCCCGTCGATGGACAGGTGCCCAAGGGTGCCCCACGGTTGCGGCGGTTCCCGATGGAGGGTGATGGTCATTCCTGCCCCCCGTGATGCGAGTCACGCCAAGTGTGGTCCCGTTCCAGTAGATCCCGCAGCCCGCGAATCTCCATGCGGAGCGCGTTCATGGTTTCCGCGAGCACGTCTTTCTTCACCGTGACGCCTTCAAGGCTTTCGATCCGGTTCTTCAGCGCGTTGAACTGCGCCCACACCGCGCCGGCTGAAAAGGCCCACGTCACCATCGCGACGCCCATCGGCCAGTAGGTGACGAAATTCGACGGCTGGATGTCTTCACCGCGCGCCGAGAGGGTGACGGAGGCGATCCAAATACCCGACACCACCAGTCCACAGAACTGCACGCGGACCTTCATCGGCGCTTCGCGTAGCACGCGCCGAGGACTCACATACGCCATCCCTACGATCATCCAATCGCTCCGTAACTGCTGAGATCGGGTACACTCCGCGTCGCGGCGGGCGGCGATCTCCGTTCGTCGTCTGTCGTCGGGGGCCGGAATCCTGCCAAGGAGGCCGGTCCCCGCTTCCGTCGTGCTACCCTATCTCCCCGATGAAATGGGAGGTCTTCCACAAGGACGTTGAACGCCAAGAGCGGATCTTTCTGCTCATGTGCATGGCGTTCGTCGTCATCGTCGGTCTTGCGGCCCTGCTGGATCTCCTGTCACCGGCACGGCCGGCGCCGATCGACCCCCTACGCCGGCCACGCGCGCAGCTTGGAGCACATCCACCACGCCCGACGCCATCGCGGCCTTTGAGAGCTTGCCGGGACCGAGCATCAGCGTCGTCCCCCGCGTGAACATCCGCACCGCTTTCGGGTTCCGCAGCAGCGCCGAAATCGCCCAGGTCGAGGCGTTCGCCGCTGCCGTTGGAATGGGCGCGAAAAACATCCCCTGCACGCTACCGAGCGATGTCCCAACCAGCGCCGTCCCGCTTGGGTTCGGGTTTTTGTTGATCAACTTGGCGAGCCGGAAATAGTTATCCAGCGCCTGCACCTGTCCCGGCTCCTTAAACAGCAGCCGCTTCGTTTGCGGGCCAAGGTTCTCCCACGACGCCTGTACCGTCTGCGCCTTATCGAAGCCACCATCAGCCGTGGCCTTTGCCAGCAGATCATCGAGGTAGGCCCGGCCGAGACGCGGCATTTCGGCGGGCGCGTGCTTGGCGAGATCCCGCAGCCGGTCGATCCCGGCGTCCTTCGCGTAGACCGCCTGATTGAACGCCTGCACCGGCTCATCGCGCAGCGTGCCCAACACGTCCGAGACGGCGTACTTGGTCCGCGTCGCTGCGCGCCCCTCTTCGAGCGTCTTCACCGCATCAGGGCCAGCCTTCGCCACCGCATCGCGCACCGCGCCATCCAGTTCCGCGACGGCCTTTGCCGCCAGCCCCTGCGACACGTCCCGCAGTTCCGGCAAGTCGGCGCCACGAGCGATGCCCTTGATTGCGCTCAGATCCCCATCGAGGATCGTCACTGGCACATGATCGGGACCGTTGACGATGTTCTCGATCGCCTTCAAGCCCGGCGAACTGCGCTGCTGTGTCACCGGCAACTGGCGCATCAGCCGGTCATAGACCGGGCGCAACGCCGCCTTTGCTGCCCGCACATCGGCCGGAAGCATCATCGAGACAGTCGGCGTCTCCACGGCGCCAGCACTCGGCGGCAGCGTCGGACTCGACACTCGCCGGCTACCTCTCAACCGCTGCTGCGCCACGTCCAACGCGCCCTTTGCAGCATTCGTGAAGCGCCCACTCGCTAGAGCCTGCTCAATGGATGTTTGCACCTCAGCACGGGTCATCTGAGACGTGCCAGGAGCCGCCTGCATGATGTCGTGGTAGACGGCAGCGCCACCAGACCGAGGCACATAGGTAGAGGTAGTTTCCTCCTCAAGCGTCTTCGCACGCTGCTTGACGAGTCCACCACTCTGGAACTTCTGCGAGTCGAGTTCTTCCCGCATCCGCCGCAGTTCGGCCCATTCTTCCGGTGACGGCGCGCGTCCAATCGACCGCTGCGCCTCTTGGTCGAGCGCCGTCTGTGCGACACGCACCGCAGGGTCAGGCACCTGTTCGGCGAGTTCCGGGTCAGCCTCGTACCGTCGCAGCCGGTCGTACGCTTCCGTCGCGCGGCCGTGCTGTTTCCGCACTTGGAAGTTCAGCGACTGCCGCAGCCCTTCGCCGGCCTGCTCAGGCGTCACCGCGTCGGGATAGACGCTATCCGAGAGCTCCCGCCCAACACGCTGCAATGCAGATGTCTGCGCCGCCTGCCCGCGCATCGCCGGAATGCTCCCAAGCGGGGTGTTCGCCGTGGCTGTCTGGACGTTCCGCACGAATGGGTTGCCCGTGGCCGTCGCCGCGTCAATCGGGATGCCTCGCTGTTCGCCGAACTGCACCGCCGCCGCTTCGACCGGGTTCGCGTTCTTCGCCACCGCAGGCACTTTCACCTGAGCAACTTCGAGCGCCTTCGGGCCAGCGATGGCCGCGCCGAGGCCCAACGCTTCGCCAGCCCCCCGCCACGTCTGCCCCGCCTGCATCTTGTCGGCTGAAGCGTCCATCGCCGGGCCGATGATCGGCAGCAACCAATCGGCATACTTGCGAATGGCCGTCTGGTAGTCGCCCGCCGCCCACGCGGCATCGGCGCCTTGCTTGACGTTGTTCTGCGCCGCCAACATGCCACGCGCCGCGTTCACCGGGCCATAACTCGCCGCGTCGGGCGCCCCGGCCATACGCGCCGCAGCTTCAGGAATCAACGCTTTCCCGACCGACTGGATCGCCGGGATCGGGTTGACGTTCTGTACGAACCCCTTGACCGCATCGAGCGGCCCATCGTCCACCGGCACACGCTGCCCATTGACGATCGCAAAGTTCATCGCGCCGCCAGCACCCGCCGCCGTCTTCGGGATGTCATCGTAGACACCGGGGTACTTCGCCGTGATCTTGGCTTCGAGTTCGCTATCGCTCAGGTCGTCATAGACGCCCGGATACTTCGCCTTGATCTTCTGCGCGAGGGTGTCAGGCATCAGCGAATCCCCAACGGGTCAGACTTCGCCCCGTCGCCACCAGGCGCCGCAGACTCCGCGCTGTCATCGAACACGCCTTTCGGGTTGAGCTTGTACTGCCCGATCTGCGACTCAATGCGCCGACGCGCGCCGGCCGTGAATGCCTGCATGTCGCCCATGAACTGCCGCGCCGTCTCCACCATCGCGGAGAGTTCGCTATCCGTCATGCCCGCACCGCCCTGCACCAGCCGCTGTTCGTAACCTTCGAGGCGATTGAGGAACGACTGACCGGACGCCGTGCGCGCGTATTCCGACTCGCGGACCACCGAGGTCGGGTCGAGAATCTTCTGAAATGTGACGAGCACGGCCTGGGACCCACCGTTCTTGTCGCCGCTACGAAACCGCTTGAGGCCCGTCTGCATCAAAGCGAACTGGCGCTGCACTTCCCGGCTCGACTGATTGGCGCTCGTCCAACTCTTCGCCAGCCGTTCCTCCATCGAGAACTGCTGCGTCGGCGTCACCGCCCCTTCGGCGCCACGATTCTTGGCGTTCTCCAACTGGATTTCGTGCAGCGCGTTCATCACCGGGTCAGGGCCGAGGTCCGTCGCCGCCTTCGCCTTCCGCATCGCCAGCGCCCGCAGTTCAATCCGACGTTCCGGCGTGTCGGCCTTCCCTTCGGCTTGATCCTTCGCCAACAGGTCCGCATAGATGCCGTCCGCGTTCGCCTTGTCGGCCTGCGTCGTCCCGGCCGGTGCCCACGCGATCTTGCCGTTTTCCTCACGCGTGAACGGCATCCCGGCCAGCGTCATCGCCTCGTCAAGCGTGAGCATTTCCGGCACGCCGTCGCCGTCGCGGTCCACAGGGATCTTCGCGATCGACGCCTGCTCCGGGTTCTCCTTCAGCAGTTTCTCGTTCTGCGGGTTCTTCTTCCACCGCTCAATGGCATCGACGGCCGTCTTCGTCCCGTCCGGCGCGACATACGGCACCCGCGAGCGGAGGTAGTTCCCATCCACCCGGAGGCCCATCTGCTGCAAGCCCGCCGCAAACGTGTCAATCGTCTGGTCGTACGCCGCCTTCGTCTTCAGCGTCGGCAGGTTGCTTTGCAGCGCCTTGACGTTGGACTCCAGCGTCTGCTGCCGGCGCGTGGCATCCTGCACATACTGCTGCTGCTGCCACTGGTACAGCTCCTGCTGGCGACGATACAGATCGGCCTGCTGGCGCTCCTGATAGACGCGCTCCTGCTGCTGTTGCTGCTTGGCCTGCTGGACGCCCTGCAAGATGCCCGTGCCCTTGCCCGGCCCGAGCATCGCCGCCAGCGCTAGCGCCGCCAGATCCATCGGGTTCCGCTTCTGCGGCTGTCCCGGCATCGGCAGGACAGGCGGGGCCGGCGCCGGGCCGAGGCCCAACGTCTCCGGTCCCATCGGCGGGATCGGCTGCGCGTTTAGGAAGTCTTCCACGCTCATGCGATCACCCGCTGAAATACTGCGAGAACAGGTTGGCGAGATTGGACCAAAACTGCTGCTGCTGCGCGCTGTCGTACTGGCTGTTCGAGTTCTGCATCTGCTGGTACTGCTGAATCAGGTTCAGCGCCTGATACGGGTTGGAGTTCAGCATCGTGCTCTGCGCGAGCTGCAACCGCGTATCCTGGTAGTTCGGAATCTGCTGGAACAACTGCGCCGCCTGCACGGCCCGCTGTTCGTCCGTCTGCGCGGCCTGCTGGGCGAGTCCCGCCTGTGTGCGCGTGCGCGTCTCATCGAACTGGCGATTCAGATTCGCCATCGCCTCGTCGTAGATGCCGCCGCTCTGCGGGCCGATGCCACGCTGCGCGAGCCTCAGGGTTTCTTCCTGCATGCGCTGCTGGCGCTGGCGTTCGAGCGGGTCGAGCACCTGCGTTTGCTGCAATTCCAGCGTGGAGGCCGGCGTGGGGTTGCTCAGGCGATCCGTTAGTTCCCGGATCATCTGTTCCCATTGCGCCGTCGCGGCGTCGCTGAACACGGTCCCACTGCCGCTGGTCCCCGTTCCGCCCGTGCCCGTGCCGCTGGCTCCGCTGCCGCCCGTGCCCGGCGTGGTGTAGTTGTTGCCGGCGTTGGCGCCGTTGCCGAGGACGAGCCACTGCAACGCGTTCGCGCCTTCCTCGTCTCGACGGGTATCGATGATCTCGCCCGTGGGCAGACGGAACCGCGTGGCGTCGATCACCGTGCCGCCAACCGCCATCGCCGCCTGCTGGATATTCCCGCCCGCCGCGAGGATGCGCGCCGCGATGTACTTCGGCGTGTTCACCGCCGCGTTATTCAGCTTGTTGCGATCGACGCCCTCGAAGCCGTTGTACGTCGGCGTGTAGGTTTGCCCCTGCTGGCGCGCGCGGGCTTCTGGGCTGTTCTGGATCTCGGCTTGGAAGTTCGGATTGCCTTCCCAAAAGCCGTACTCGTAGTCCTGCGGTGCCCGCCCGAGGTACTGCTGATACGCCGCCGCGATGTTCTGGCGCACGCCGGACGGCGCGGGCGTCGGCGCAGGCGTCGGCGTCGGGGCTGGCGTGCCGCCTTCCCCGTAGCCAGTCGTGCCGGTGTTGCCCGTGCCGCTGTTTGGGTCGTATTGCTGGTTGCCGAGTTCGTCGTCGCCGTAGCCTGTCACGCCAGTATTCTCGGCATTCCAATTCGGCCCCACGTAACCGCCGATAGGGTTGTTGGGGTCGTTCGGATCGTATTCAGCCATCGTGTTAGCTCCGCTGGTAGGCGGTCGGCAGACCGGCCATCGCCTGCGCGTTGATGGATCGGAACAGCGGATCCTGTGAGGTCATCCGCTGCATCGACATCTGCAACAGTTGCTGCAACTCCGGCGGGATCTGCGTGTTCGTCCCGCCGCCACCGCCCGCCGCACCAGCCACACCCGCGATCGCCGCCGGCAAGAGGCCCGCTAGCTTCGACAGGGGCGCCCCCGCCCCGTTGCCGCCGCCACTGCCCGGCGCACTGCCCGGGCTCACGCGCTCGCCGGTCTGGTTGACCTGGTCGCGCACAAAGCCCTTGTCGCTGAACTCGCCGCCGCTCCCCATCGTCCCGCCGTAGCTCGAGTAGCGGTCCCCGGTAATCAGCGTGATCGTGCCGTCCGACTCTTTCCAGCCGAAGCCGAGCGAGTTCCCGAAGCGGTCGTACTGCGGCGACGCCGTCGAGACATCGCGCTTGTTCGGGTTGTTAATGTCACGTTCCCACCCGGAGCCACCGCCGCCGGCTGAGGGGTCCATCTGCGTCGGGGTATAGCCACTCGCCATGATTCAGGCTCCCATCTGCTGTCGCTGTATCTGCTCGTGCGTGTCTGCAATCAACGCTTCGTAGCGTTCGAGGTCGCGCCGAATCGGCCCCGTGCGCGTCCACGGCTTCGCGTGCCGCAACTGCTGCATCGCTCGCGATGCCTTGATCTGGTAGCGGTGCAAATCCCACTTCATGGGCTCCAGGAACGACGCCGGTCGCGGCTGGAACGCATACTGGAAATTCGATTGCAGGATCGGGGACGACTCCGGCAGCACGAGCGTCCGGTCGCCGCTGCGATACGTCCGCAGCCCGTCCTTCGTCTCCAGCGTGATCGACGGCCCATTGAGGAAGCGCCCGAGCAGGTATTCAAACTGCGGGCGCTGCTCGATGTACTCGTGTTCCGTGCTCAGGTGGATGCCGTAGACATGCACCTCCGTCGCTCCCTGCAACATCGCGAGCGCCAGCATCCACGCGGGCGATGATGTGAAGTAGCGCCCGAAGACGGCTTCGATCTCCGCTTTCGGGAACGGGCGCGCGTGCGGCCAGTCCTTCGCGTCCGGGCGCTGCGTCAGGTAGTCCGGATGCAGATACACCGGGATCGTCTGCGCCTGCTGCGCCAACCATGCGACGTGGGTCGAGGGCCGGACGTAGTGACCGGGCGGCACCTGGTGCGCGTAGACCGGCTGATCGTTCGGCGCGTGGAAGAACTTATCGAGCGGATGGAAGTCAAACCACGCATCCGCACGGACGAAGCCCGGCATACGGTACGCGTCATTGAGTGAAAGGATGCTCAGTCCGGCGTCATTCCACGGGGTTTGCTTCCAGCTTCCGGCGGTCCCGACGATCGCGACTCTCTTCATGCGGTCCTTCTAGGTTGAGGCGTCCACTTCACTGATCGACACGACGCGGCCACGGCTATCCACCGTGATCACCGGGATCTTCGTCGCGCTGCCGTAGGTGCCGGCCGTTGCACCGCTCTGCTCGCCGAGCACCGCATCGAACGCGGCCTGCACCGGCTGGCGCGTGCCACCAGGGAGCGCGTTCAACAACGTCGCGACGTACCCTCGGATGTTCATCGGCTGAACTGCCTCGGCTTGGGTTCCGGCACGAAGCCGACATCGATATTCGAGATCCGCACAGGCGCCTGCGCGCTCATCGTCACGCCAAAGGTGCGCGCCGGTCGGCTCATCGGTAACGGCGTATAGAACTGCCGACGCTGGCTATAGACCGAAGACGTGACTGCCGACGACAGCGCCACAGGGACCGTCGTCAGCGTGGACCCGTCAATCCAGCCCTGCACGGTCAACGTATTCGTGCTCGTGCTGGCGTCGTACTCGCCACGCAGATCCAGCCAGCTCGCGGCGTGCGGCCCCACGGACAACGCCCGCGACACCCACACCGCCGTCAACGGCGAGGCGCCCGCCATCGCGCCGGTACTCTCTTCGTTCGTCGTCACAGACGCCTGCGCGCCAAAGTCGTTGTAGTACGACAGCAGCAGGTTTTGCAGGCTCGACTCACCTTCCGGCCCGTCATACGGCACGTAGCCGTGAATCCGTCGATTCGTCACCGACCACGCGACACGGCGGTGCATGCGGAACTGCGAGAGATCCAGCACCCACTCCCCGACGAAGAAATTGCGCTGCACCGCCGAGCCGGCCGACGTGATCCGCAGTTCGCGCGCCCGCTTGTCCTCGACAATGGCCGTCTGCGAGGCAACCGACGAGGGGCAGTCGTTCACGATCCGCTGCCATTCCAGATCGATGTCATCCGACAGCAGCGTATCGGCGGTGCCGTCGAACCAGTGGACGCCGTTCGCGCCCGCGTGGACGATGCCGTTATCGATCTGGCAGACCGCACGCGGCCCGAACGCCCCGTCGCGCGAGCCAAGCGCCGGCCGAATCTCGAAGTCGGTCGTCGTCGTCCCGAGCACGATGTAGATTTTGCTGGCGCCGAGGACAAGCAACGTATCGCCAAAGGGATAGAGCGCGCGGATCTCGTCGCCCTTCTCGAAGGGAATATCAACGTAGTAACTCGCGGGCCATGCCTGTGGCAGAAAGATTTCCGAGAACCGCAGCCGGTTCGGCGCCGTGGCGTCGCGCGCCCACCACCGATTTTTCCAGACCGCTCCAAACGACAGCGTCGGCGGCAGGGTATGCGTCGTCGGAATCTCCGCGCCGGTTGTCCAGGCGGTCGAGGTCAGCACGAGCGTAGAACTCACGCCGCTGCTCTGCGCCTGACTGGACACCTTCCGCAGCACCGTTTCGCCCGCGCTCACCTTCCGCGCGTAGACGATGAACGCTTCGACCTGGGCGTCCGTGCTGTTCGGGATGACGACGTTAATCGCCCCACTCGATGCCGCGAGCGTGATCGTGGACCCGGCCGGCCCATTCGACTCGTACGCCAGATCCCGATCCTTGTACGTCCACGAGACGGCGTATTCTCCGCTGGACAGTCCACCTGTCGAGAGCGTTGAGAGCGTCGGCCCGGTCGAACCCGGCGCGATGCCGAACCGTGTCCAGCTTGATCCGTTGGTCGATTTCGTGGCGAGCGTCGAGACGCCATCAAAGGCACCGACCATCTGCCCATCGGATACGAGCGCGATCATCTCGACAGACGTGGACAGGCCCAACGGACTGCCCTTCGCCCAAATCGTGACCGCCGCAGACGACGCCGAGGGCGTCGAGGTGCGGAAGTACGCACGGAGTCCACCCTGAATCCGTGGCGGCGGCAAGAAGCCGCCCGTATCCGTCGTCAGCACCCGATACCCCAAGCGCGAGGCGAACACGCCCGGCTCCGCGAGGGACACGTTGACAGCGAGGCGTGCGCGGTCCTCCCCCATCTGCGTCAGCGACGTACGGAGATCCATGCCGCCGGTCGGTGCCGCAAGGGGCAGCGTCTGATAGACGCGCGCCGCGCTGTCGCCTCGTGCCTTCGCCATTACGTGTTATAGGCGGTGATCGGCTTCTTCTTCTTCGTGGGATGCCACGGGTTCTCCGTCGGCGACGGCCCGCCCTGCCCGTGTGGGTCCATGACGATCGGCGGCGTCGTCGCGACCGGCGGCATCGGGTTCACGATTGGCGGCGTCTGCGCGATGGGCGGCTGCTTCACCGGCTCGATAATCGGCGGCGTCTGCGCGAGCGGCGGGTTCTTCGGCGGGCGGATTTCTCCGCTCGGCAAGCCCGGCGGGTTGTAGCCGAATCCGGTGCCACGGCTCGCGGTCGCGTCGTGACCCATCTGCAAGCGTTTGGCGAAGGGCGACCGGCCCATAAGGCGCATCGCGTTCTGAAGGGGGTTCTGTGCCATCGTTACTCCTGCACGAGCGGGCCAGAGGCAGACCCGCGAAAGATCGGCGCGGGCGTCTCCACCCGCGAGACGCGCCGCTCACCACACTGGACGCACGTCGGTATCTGGTTCGGATTCTCGAGCGGTGCCCGATGCCCACATGCGAACGTCACCGTGATCACCAGCGCCCCCGGTTGAAGTACGCCCGCGCCGTCGTCAGCACCTTGCCGCCCTTGACGCGGGCCTGCGCGGTGTACCGCTGGACGTAGCTCATAAACCGCTGCATCTGCGCGTCGGAGGCCTGATCGTCGCGGCGCAGCTTTTCCAACTGCGCGGCGGCGTAATGCACGAGCGCCTGGTGATAGATCCGCAGGTCCGTCCGGCTCGCGCCGGCCACCGTGAACGGCTCCTGCGTGTCTGAGGTCATCGGCGTCGGCGCCGCCACATACGGAATGACCGCCTGCGCGCTGGCGCCCGGTCCAGTCGAGGGCGTCGGCCAGAAGCCGAGATACGACGCGCCGCCGTCGTGGCGCTGGTAGTACAGTTCCGGCAGACTCGCGGCCGACGACGCGGTCGTGCTCTGCTGCCAGCCCGGCACGAACCGATTCAGCCACGGCACATCCCGGCGCGGCAGATCGTCGCCCGTGATAATCGTCACGTTGCTGCTGCCATCGGTGTAGATGAACTGCACCTGCTCTTTCGAGAAGCGCACGAAATCCCCATCGGGGATCACGGTCGTACTCGTCAGGTCGTATTCGGCCGTTGGCAGCGAGAGCGGGCCGACACCCGATGACCCGCCGCGCATGCTCACCGTCGCCGTGCGCTGGAGGCATTCGGTCAGGTCGGCAAACTCGGCCTGTCCCTCGTTCACCGCGGCTTTGCGTCGCGCCGTGGTGAATAGCACGGTGCTGTCGTCGGTTCCGAGTTCCCGATCCAGACGGCCCGTATACAAGCTGGAGAAAAGTGTCATCGTTAGTACGCCGAACAGCGCAGCGCGAGGATGTTGCTCTCGGCCCATGCGACTGCGGAGCCTGTGCTCGTAGTCTGGTTTTCCACCGTGACCGTGGTTGTCGAAGACGCCGTCTGACGTGTGTTGTAGGCGACATGCGCGCCCGCCGCCGTCAGGTTATCGACACTGCAATTCCACCCGTTCGGCGCCGGGGGATTAGGCATGGTGATCACCCCGGAACTCGCAGAGCCGCCCGTCCCGACGTTGACGCGGAACGCATCACGCGTGCCCCCTGACACCACCGAGGGCGAGGTACCGAAGCCGCTGGCGATCGTCGGAGGGCCGAGAATCAGGGCCGGCGTCACGGTGACCCAACTGGAGGTAGACCACGGCACGGCGCTCTGGTCCTTGTACGGATTGGTGAGTACGATCGGCTGGCTCGGCGCGGACACCACTTCGACCACCTCCGTGGCCGAGGCGTGCATCATGAAGCGGGCGCCGTTGATGACGATGGAGTACCCCGTGCGCGTCTTAATCGCCGGCCCGGCGTCGATGTACCGCTCCCAGGTGCCCCCGTTGATCACGACTGAATAGACCCCGCCGATGAGGGCGTTGTACTGGTAGACCCCGGCCACGGCATCCTCATTTGAAGTCGTGAGCGCGTCGAGGTTCCAGGTGCCCTCGCGGACCACGATCGGCACGACCTGATGCGGCCCGTGAAAGTAGCTCGTCGTCAGGGTGCCGGACCCGCTCCGTGCGATGAAGCCGACCGGCCAATCCTCGAAGTCAAGGGCCGTGTAGTAGTTGATGTCGTTCTGGCTCGCCATCACCAGCCCGGCCCGGCTGGTCGTGGACTGCGTGACGAACCAGATGCGCTCGAACTTGTCGAGGAATGTATCGTTGTTGGTGTTGATGCCGTAGACCCCACCACGGATGGTGAGGTCATGGAACGACCCCTGAATGACGCCGTTCAAAAAGAGGCCGCTGCCGGACGAGACGATTTCCAGCCGAGAGACTTCGCCCCCGCGCGTCTGCGTGGACCCCGTGCCGTATTTGTTGAGATACGTCGTGCCCGCCGACGTGTATACGATGGAGTAGTACGTCGTCTCGTTGTCGAAGTTCTCCAGCAGCAGCGTATTGCTATCAGACGTGAACTTGGTAGACGGGGCCGTGTAGCTCGAGGTGTGCCGCGCCGTATTGGAGAACCGGATCGAGTCGATGACGCCGGTCAGGGGTTCCGAGTTGAACTCGCCGTGCGGCCAGTTCTGCCGCAGCCCCACCGTCGAGATCATCTCGAACTGGCCCATCTGCACCGTGCCCGTCGTCGAGACCGTGCCAGCCACAGTCGTAGACGCGCCGGGAATGCCGTAGAACAGCGTGACGTTGGACCCGTCGTAGCTCAGTTCGATCTGATAGGTAGTGTCGAGGGACAGCGCGGCTGAGGACGTGATGTCCGTGCAGGTGCCCGCGACGTTGATGCAGCCGATGAGGTGCCCGGTGGTGTCCGTCTTGAGCTTGAACGCGCTTGTCGGACTGGCGTTGGTCAGCGATCCGGAAGACTCCAGGATGTGCGCTTGGTAGTCCGTCGTGTAGGCGGTGATCTTGACGAACAGCTCGATGCTCAACTGGCTCAACCCATTGAGCTGCATTGACGGGCTGTCGGTGTAGTCGAGGTAGCTCAGCGTCGAGGAGTTGGAGACTTGGAGCGCCTGCCCGCTGCCCGTCGCCAAGTTGGTGGTGTACGTCAGCGCGGTGACAGGCGTGGTGCTCGCCATGTGGAACACCGGCCCGATGTAGCCCACCGCCTGAATGGCCGTGCCCGCGAGGAAGCCCGAGGCCCGCTCGCCTTCGAGATTCGGCAGGCTGGCCCCATGCACCGCGATGGGCGCCGTGATCTTGTAGTACGCGGCCGGGGCGGGGAACAGGACCGTGCGCGCCGTGGGCGAGGCAATCGCCGCATCGACCGCCGCCTGAATCGCCGCCGTGTCATCGGTGGACCCATCGCCCACGGCGCCGTAGTCGGTCACCAGGAGCGCGGCCGGTTCACTGCCGCCAGACCCGCCCGAGCCAATGAACACGCGCTTATCGACCACGCGCGCCGCCGAGAGCGTGAGCGAGGCCGCAGGCACGAACACGGCCGCCAGTAGCACCGTTGACGCCGGCAGCGCCGGGGCGGTGGGCGTCAGCGACACCGTGCCCTGCACCGCCGACACGGTCCCGCTACTGTCCACCACGATGAGATCGATGCGATGCCGGCTCCCGTTCGCTTGCAGCAGCGCGACCGTCGTGCTGCTCACGGCGACGGTCGTGCTATTGATCTTCACCGACCCTGCGGCCACGGCGACGGTGTTCCCGCTGCTCCACGTCACCGCGCAGCCCGTGACAACGCCCGTGCCCTTGATGCCCAATACGAGCGCATCGACATCGGCCTGCATCCACAGCGACTGGTTCGGGTTGATGCCCGTGGCGTTAGAGTTCGGAATCGTGAACTGCGCCCACGCCAGCGAGGGCAGCAGGAGCAGCACGCACAGGAGTAGGAGACGGCGGGCCATCACTGCACCCCCATCGTCGTGAGACTCGACAGCGCCTTGCGCCCGCCGCCGCCCCCTCCGCCCGAATCATCGACGACAAGGGCCACGGACGGCGAGTTGTCGGTATACGACGCGTCCGAGCCGGGCCATGTCGCGGGCGGCGTGACGATGCTGAACGTGCCGTTCGCGAGTCGCTTCTGGTAGCCGCTGGCTGTGGCCTCCTCGTCGATCGCGGCGTTGAAGTCATACGTCACGATGCCGAGGTAATAGTCGGTTGAGGCGGCGACCGCTTCCCCGTTCAAAGGGAATACAGTCGTACTCGCCCCCGCCGGAATCACCGTGATCTCGCTGTAGGCCAGCACGGCATCAGGCTCACCGCCTGTGACAGAGAGCACGACGAACCGGCCGTAGGTCCCCCCCGTCGTGCCCAGGAAGCAGACGGTGCCTTCCACCATCGTCCCCGCCGCGCCCGATGTGAACTTCGACACCCAGCAGCGGTCAGAGTCGGCCGGCGCGGACCCTTCGCCCGAGGGCGTGGGAAGGCCAATCGTGTACGCCATTACGTGCTCAACCAGTACGCCAGCGAGACGTTGAGGCCCGTATTCGAGGACGCCACATTAAAGGTCAGCGCCGCGCCCGTGCTGTTAGCAAAGAGGTACGCGGGCGGAGACACGGCGAGATTCACGCCCGAGATCGCCGACGACGGCGCCGCGAGTACCCCGCCCCACAGCCGCGTGGCGCCGTTGTAAATGCCCCACTCTACCGGGCCGGCCAGTGTGCTGGTAATGCTGTAGGCGAAGACTTTCCCGCGCGTCGTCGCGTTGCTGCTGATAATCGTCGTCGCGCTGGATTGGCCGGTCGTACTGGCCGAATAGGTCAGGAGGGTATCGATGACCGGACGCACCGCCAGCGCCTGCGCGTTGCTGGACGGGTTTGATGTCGCCGACACGAGCGCATTCGAGACGCCGTCAAAGAGCCGCGCTTGGACGTTCCAGACGGTCGAATTCTGCTGCGCCTTCACGACGCCGGCCACGCTCGACACCGTCGTCACCGTGCCGATATTCCAGGTGCCGACCTGCGCGCTTTGCACGGCCCACACCGTCGAGGCCTGCGCGACTTGCGCCTTCAGGTCGGCCGCTGTGGACTGATGCACGCGGATCGACCCCGTGCTCACCGTGACGATCGTGGACCCACCTGCGGCGCCCGCCACGACATTCACGCGGAGGGCGTTGTTCGCGGAGTCGGCCATCGCCACCGACCCGCCCGACGAGTCCAGCAACTGCGAGACGGTGACGATCGTGGAGGTCGTCGCGTTGAACGTCCCTGAAATCTGCAAGCCGCCCGAGCTGTCGAAGTGGAAGCCCGCCGACGAGGCCCAATTGGTGTCACTCGGCCGGATCGCGACGATGCCGCCCAGCGAAGACACCGCCACCGTCGTGCTGTTCCCAGCGTCCCGCGTCAGGAGTTCGCCCGAGCTATTGAAGTGGAATCCGGCGCTGCTCGCCCAATTCGTATCGGACGGGCGCACCGCTACGATCCCACCCAGCGACGACACGTTAACCGTCGTGCTGTAGCCCGCGACCGTGACGTTGAAATCGGCGGCGCTCGAATTAACGACGGCCACCTTCCCCGCCACGCTGGAGACGTTGCGGACATCCCACGTCCCCGCCTGTGTGGCCGTCACGGGATTGTCGGCGCTCGTGCTTGACAGCGTCGCGCGGACGGTCCACGCGCCCGTTTGCGAGGCGGCGACCGGATTATCGGCGCTGGTGCTGGACAGCGTGGCGCGAACCGTCCATGCCCCGCTCTGTGCGCTCTGCACCGCCCACACGGTGGAATCCTGCGCGACTGCGACGACGCCGGCCACACTCGACACGTTGACCGTCGTGGACGCGCCCACCGGCCGCACCACCAAGCCCCAATCTGTCGAGGCGGGCGCGGTGTTCTGGATGCGAGCAATCGCATTGCTCGTCTCGGGATCACCGAGGACGAGAATTTCCTGCTGTTCGGTCGTGGACCCACGCGAGATCGATACCGTGGCGACGCGCCCGGTGATGGTCGAGGGTTCCTGTAGACCGATGTTAGAGAAGACGGCCACTTACCGCACCTTCCGCAGCGTGTAGCCGTGGTAGGCCAGTTCAACGAGCAGATGCGCCATCGGGTTCGTCATGGTCGAGCCGACGTAGTTCAATCGCAGCGTGTTGACCGTCTGGAGATGGCGGAAGGTGTTTTCGGCGTTGCCGGGATCGGTTTTGAGTTCAGCTTTCAGGTTCGCCCAGGCCTCGGGCCGATTGAACCCGAGATGCGTCGCCGTGCGCTGAACGGACTGCACCGCCACCGGGAACACGGGCGACTCCACCAGATCCACGGTGCGCCACACGACGGCCCGCTGCATCGGGGAGAGGCACCACAGACGGCGCGCGACGGTGAGCAGGATCCGCAGCCGCTCCATCCAGAGCGACCACCAGCCCGCGAGGGCACCGAAACCCGACCCCATGATCACCCCCGACTGCCACATCGGGTACCCCGGCTGTCCCGATGACGGAACAACCGGAGTGACCGAGGTGCTGGCCGTCGTCCAGTAGGCACTGTGTGCCCAACTCTGAACCGGCATTAGATCAGCGGTTCCGCCTGGATGTACGCCATCGCGTTGGCCCCCGTGGACGCCATGCGCGCCCGCAGGAACTGGTTCTTTTCCAGACGCATCGCGAAGACGTACTGGCCCGACTGATTCGATGGGGATCGGAACCACACCGTTTCCGCCGCGCCGTCCGCCAGCGTCGAACTCTCCGCGCGCTCGAACTGCCACGCGGCGTTCGTGTCACAGCCCGCAATCAACGTGATGCGGTAGTCCATCGACTGCCCCGTGGCAAACGAGGCGGTGCCCAACTGCGTCGAGTCCAAGAACGCGATAATGGTCGCCGTCGAGGGCGCCGCCGTTGGGGCAGTCGTGGAGAAGATGGGACGGTTGCCGGACGCGTAGTACGACATGCCGTTAGCCCACGCGCGTGCTGTCGATGTACCGCGTATAGCCGCGCAACGCGATGTTCAGATTGGCGATCGGGTTGACCACCGACGAGAGCACCGCACGAATCGTTGACCCCGCCGGCACCCACAGCCCCTCGCTCTCACCAGCCGAGGGCGTCACCGCCGAGAGCAGCGGCCCCGTCGTGGAGGTGCCCCAGGTGAGCGTCGCGATCGTCTGCGCCTTCGTGCTGTTGGAGCCATCGCCCCACTCGCGCCCCGCCGCCGACGTGCTGCCGCCTTCGCTCTTGACGGTGATGGTATTCCCCCCGCTCGACAGCGTCGAGGCGTACGCGCTCACTTCCGTGATGAACCAGTCTTCGTAGACCGGGACAATCCAGGAGGTCACCAGCGCCGACGACGCACCAGAGGAGGTCGCGGCGCTAGCGGAGAAGGAGGCGATCTGCGACTTGGCCCCGTACACCGGACCCTTGAAACGACTGAAACCCATGTGATCAATCCTTGAGAAAAGGACGGCGCGAGTCGCCCCGCGCCGTCACAGGGTTGTTAGGCGCCCGCAGATCCGTAGGTGCCCACCCACGTCCACGCCCCCACCGAGAAGCGGTGACGCACCTTGAAGATGCGGTTGGAGGTGCGGGGGTCGATCGCCATCGGCTCCATCGAAATGGGGACGCGGCGATAGAAGGTGAGGCCGTGCTGCGACTTGTTCCCGGCGAGCAGGAACCACGCATCCGAGTCGGTCAGCCGGGGATTGACGACGATGTCCCACGTCCGGCGCGTCTTCAGCGGGTTCCGGTCGTTATCGCTCGATCCCGGCAGGCCGGTCGAGTTCACGAGCCGATCCGCGAGGAATTCCAGCGCGGGCGGGATGACTAGCTTCCACGAGGTGATCGGCGCGGCGAGGTGCCCCGCTTCGTCCTTCTGGTCGGTCTGCGTGTCGATCATCGCCTGTGCCAGCGAGGTCGCCGAGAGGTCGGCGTCCGTGCTCGGACGGTTCTTCGCGGTGCCGCCACCCTTCAGCAGATGCGCGCTATTGAACAGCGACACACCGTCCGGGGTGGTTTCCGTGGTGAAGCCGTTGTTGAGCGGGTTCGCCGCGCGGCCTTCCTCGACGTACCGCGCCGAGAACGCGAGCCATTCGCCGGCCCGGTTCAGGAGCGACTCCATGTCGTCTTCCAGCGCCGTCTGCGTGACTTCGAAGCCGAGGCCGTTCTCGGTGTGCGTGAAGTCCTTGGTGTAGCCCTGACGGAGCACGTCCATCGCGTAGGCTTCACCTTCAGGCTTGCTCTGCGTGTCACCGAAGGGCGTGTACGTCACGATGCGCTCGAATTTGCGATCCGAGGTCTTGACGTTGTAGTAGCCCGTGTAGATGCGCGACAGCTCCTTGAGCTGCCCCTTCATCACACCGGCCATTGTCTTCTCTACGTTGTCGTAGAGGTCGGGATTGATGCCGCGTACCTGAGCCATGTTCTATCTCTCCTTAGAAGCGGTAGAACGCCAGGAACGGCGTCGAACTGTTGACGGTGGAACCCTGCTCACGGCGGTTGCCGATGAACCGGAAGGCGACAGCGCCGCCAGAATCGCCCTGCTGATCCAGCAACTGCGTGATCACAACGCGGTGATCCGTCGCGGTGGACGCGGTCAGATCGACGTAGCCGATCGACAGGGTCGAGTCCCAATGCAGCGTCTTGGTGAGGCCCACCTGCGAGGACTGGAGGGTGCCGCCCTTCGTGACCGCGCGGAACTCCACCATCGGATTGGCTTCCCACACGCTGATGGGCGTACCGGCGACGGCGGCGGCGCCGCTGGCCTGTTCGGCCGCGATGCCCGCGAGGTAGAAGGTGTTGTCAGCGGAGGACGCCTTAACGAAGGCGGCGTTGGACGAGTTGCCCGCCTCGGTGTAGTCGAGGGTGACGGGACGCCCGAGATGAATCGTGGCCGAGGACACACCAGTCGAAACACCAAACGTACGCGTCGGGAAAGCTCCCCACGGTGAACGGAAGGGTCGAATGGTGTTCCCGCTGGAAAGCGTGAAATCCATGTGCGGTTGACCTTTGCGTCACGAAGACGCAGTTGTAAGTGGAAGGTCAGAGTTGATGCCGGTGCGTGAATCGCTGACCCGTAGCCGATTCAGACCCACATCGCCCGCAACGTGCCGTGGCGGCGACCCACGTAAGCGAAGACGCCCGTTAACCCCGGCGGCAGGTGTCGAGTCGAAGCGAAGCGTACGCCCAAGTCGCACGGCATCCTGGCGGCAGATGCAGATAGAGCACGCCCTATCGTGAGCCTAGACTAGCGCGACGATCGCCGCCTGTGAAGACCACATGTAGGGACTATTTCACGAGAAAGCGCGGCATGACGGATTGCAGCAGCGGGCCGTCTCCGAGCTTCAGACAGATGAACGGCACGCCCTGCTGAATCGACAGCGCATCCGACAGTTGCCGGTGCGCGAGCGCGGTGCCGTGCCAGTCGGTGTAATAGGAGATCGACGGCTTCCCGTACCGGAGGGCAAGCTGCGCGGTTCCACCGTAGGTGCCGACGAACCCGCAACACCGCGCGAGCGCCGCCGCCTGGATCGCCAGATTGTTCTCCGGCGTCAGCGTCGTGAGTTTCGACAGCCGCCGCACGTTCGGGATGTCGGGGATCTTCGGATCGGCGTGGTCGTCCAGATGCAGCCCGGAGTCGAGGATGAGGACCGGCTGTTGCGATGCCAGTTGCTTGATCGACTCGATCGCAAAGCTGATGGTCTGCTCCGATGCGGGATACGTGGCCCGGAAGTAGAACCGCACGGCGACGGTATTGGGCGCGATCTCAACGCCGGCCGGCAGGTCCGGGACTGGCATCGCCTCAAACCGCAGATGATCATGCACCCACGCGAGGCCGCGCTGGTTCGTCCAGAAGGGGTATAGCGTCTGGAACATCCAGCCGGGATCGAGGACGTGGTACTTCGACAGCCCGAGCGCCGCCGCCGCCTCCTTCAGGACGGCCCGGTCGAAGTCCGTCCGGTGCGTCTGCTTCATCTGGCCCGTGCGGGTGTACTGGATACGGTTCTCGACCCGGACATCCTGCGGCGTGCGGAGGGCGAACAACTCGGCCCCGCGCGGCACGTTGTAGAGCGCCCCCATGCCGCCGCGCGAGATCACATGCAGGCGGGACGGGTCGAGAGGGAGCCGGTAACGGAGCGCCGCGAGGAACGGGAGCCAGTACAGCGCCTCGAAACCAAGTTCCCCGCGCCACGGCCCGATGAGGATGGGACGGCTAGACGCCCAAAGGAGTGCTTGGAACGGCGTCCACCAGGAGGGGCGGCAGGACCGCTTCGCCCGAGGCAACGAGGGTTTCGGCGTATCGGTAGTCTCGCTCACTATTGATGTCCACTCCCTCGAAGCCTTCAGTGAAAAACGGCGCGACTTTGCGCCCGTGGATGGTGCCGAATGTCCAGAGGTTCGCGCCCCAGCCCATTTCGAGGCAGGCATTCTGGACGTAATAGACCGGCAGCGACTGCGTCGGCGAGGAGTGCCACGGCGTGCCGTCGGCGTGCTTCTTGTCAAGCAGCGGGCGGATCGGGTAGCCCGGTCCTTCGCACGTCCACATCTTGCCGGGATGCTGCGTCACTGGTTCTACGGCGCGGAGACTGTCGGCGGTGTCGTGCTCGCGGAACGTGCGCCACGCGCGGCGGATCGTCTCAGCCGTCCGAAACGGGCTGGTGGGTCGCAGCAGCGCCCATTGCAGGTTCGGCGGCTTCCCGATCGCCTCGATGGCGTGGTTCAGCCACTCGTAATCGGTGGATGTGTCGAGCGCGAGATACGGCGGGCGGGTGATGACCTGTGCGCCGTAGGTCCGGGCCACGTCGGCAATCTCGGCGTCTTCCGTGCTCACGTAGACGGCATCAAATACGCCCGAGTCGTGTGCTGCCGCGATGCTGTAGGCCAGCAGCGGATGCCCACCGAGCTGGCGGATGTTCTTCCGTGGAAGTCGCTTACTTCCACCTCTCGCCGGGATGAAGGCGATCACTTGGTTGTCGGCAGACCTTCGGTGTCCGTGCGCCCGTACTGCTCTTCCAGACGCACGCGGTCGTTGAAATGCGGCGTGCTGCACTCCATGATCACGCAGTCCGTGATGGCTTCGACCTTATGCACCGAGCCGGGAGGGATGTGCAGCGCGGACCCCTGCGACCACCGAAACCGCGTCAGTTCGCCGTTACCGGTATCGGTGTAGACCCACGCCTCGCCGCTGTGCAGGTAGCTCGCTTCGTCCTTCTCGACGTGCTTCTGTAAGCCGCCCGCATGGCCCGCACGCATGTGCATCAGTTTCCCGATGTAGTGCGGCGTATCGATCACCAGCAGTTCGTCGCCCCACACCCGGTCACCCATATCGCGGGGCAACTGGATCTTGACCTGTGGCAGTTCACTCATGCGTGCGCCTCGGCCCGAAGATGGGCATACGTCAACGGTTCATCGGTCGCTAGCGGTTCCGCGAGCGCGAAGCCCACGACCGACTCCAGTTCGTACGGCGGAATGCCGTCCGCAGGCGACTTGCGCGCAAGATCGGCAGCGGTCAGCACATGCCCCGAGGCCAGCGGTCGGACAGCGACCAGCGCCTTCGCCATCTTCCGCAGCGGGCCATCTTCTGAGGCGTACCGCCGCTTCTCGCCGTCGCCGAGGGCCAGCCGCGCCCGCTCCAGGTCGCGGACCAGTTTCCGCACGCCGGCCGGCTCCAGCGAAAACGCATGGTCCGTGCCTTTCAGCGCCCGGTTGCGGGTGACGTGCTTCTCGATGATGCGCGCCCCGAGGGTGTAGGCGATCACGCTCATGGCAATGCCGCTGTCGTGGCCGCTCCAGCCGATGACGAACTCGGGATAGCGCGCACGGAGCGCCGGAATCACGCGCAGGTTCAGTTCGGACCAGTCGCGCACGGGATACGAGGCCGTGCAGTGGAGAATCGCGAGCTGCGACGTGTGCCGCGTAATGACGGTCACGGCGCGGTCGATGTCGGCGAACGTCCCGCCGCCGGTCGAGAGAATCAGCGGCACGCCAAGCCGGGCCACGTAGTCGAGCAGCGGCGTATTCGTCAGGTCGCCCGATGCCACCTTGAGCGCCGGGGTTCCGACGCGCATCAGGAAGTCAGCAGATGCCTCGTCAAAGGCCGTTGCGAACGCCGCCACGCCGCAGTGGGCTGCTACCGCGTAGCACTCGCGGTACGCCGTCTCGCCGAACTCCAGCGCGGCCCGGTGCGACCCGTAGGTGCTGCCGTAGCTGTGTTCGTTCTCGTACGGCTGCATCAGCAGCGCGCGGGTGTAGATCGCGGCGTTGTCCCGCTTCTGTAACTTCACCGCCGATACCCCGGCATCCGCGCATTCCTCGATCAGCGCGAGCGCCTGCGAAAGCTTGCCTTGATGGTTGTGGCCGATCTCGCCGATGAGGTATGCCGGTTCATCGTCGGCAATCCGGCGTCCGGCAATGGTCAGTTCACGCAGACAGCACCCCCGTGAGTCGTTCCCATGAGTAATCGCCGTGGAGAGCCGGGGAACACTCGTCCCGGTTCGTAATCACATGGCATCCGTGCGCTTTGGCTGCGTGATACGTCGTGTTGTTCTCCCGGAGCGCCGGATCGAAGAACAACGCGACGGCGTCGGCCGCGTACATCTCCTGCACGAGCGCGTCATCGGCTAGATAGCCGAGCACACGGAGTTTGTCCCCAAAGATCGCGCGCAGTTCGTCGGCCGCTTGCGCTGTCGCGTCCCACGGCGACCCCTCGTGAACCGCTGTGGACAGCCGCACGGTGTAGTTGTCGCCCCATTCCGAGTCAAGATCGGCCTTGAGCTGCTGGTAATGGGCGATTTGGAGTTTGTGCGCCATCCCGAAGGTCAGGACGTTGTACGCGGAGCGCGAATCGTCGCCGTCGATGAGCGACGGGCACCACGCCGAGACGACATCGGGCCGAATCTCGCGCAACTGCGCCGCGATCACGCTATTCGCGGCGTACACGCGGCTGGCGAGCGGCGCCAGGGTCAGCACGCAGCCGTACGCATCGTGCGCGAACAGGTCGAAACTGCCTTTTTCGCGTGGTGTGTACGACAGATCACCCTCCGCGCCCTTGATCGACAGCAGCGGATGCACCGCCTCAGCCCCGAGATTGCGATGGCACGGCACGCCGAGGTGTTTCGCAAGCTTCCGCGAGAACTTCGCCACCCCGCAGAGGTCGGGATGGTGCGGATGGGTCAGGATCGCGTCAATCATTTGGGCTTCACCCGTTGCCACCCACGCTTATCAAGCGCCGCGCGCAATAGCGCCTCCATCGTGTAGGTGTAGGCTTCTTCGCTCTCGCGCGACATCGACAGTCCGCGCCCCTCTAACACGCCCGAGGTGATATGGAACGCTTCGTGAGCCAGTCCGGGCACGTCGTCGATGGAATCAACCCACAGATACCACGGCTTGCCGTACTCGACGTAAGCATGTCCCTGCGAATGCACCCCTAAGCCAACGGACGCGCCAATGTCCCGCTTCACGAGCGCCGCGAACTGTTCGCCGCTACACCCTGTCACGAGCACGCCTTGCCACTTCCACGGGTCGAGCGTGACGGTTTTTGCCTTCATCCGCGTTCGTAGACCAACACGCGGCCGTACTGCCGCCAATCCATCGTCTGCTCCAGGTCGGGACGGCGCCTGAAGCCTTCCAGCACGAATAGCGTCCGCAGGAACTGCTGGTTCGTCATGCTGATGTGCGTGGGGTCGAGGTCGTCGCTCGTCATCACGTCCAGTAGATGCGTCGGCGCCAGATTGAAGCGGGTCGTGACGTAGACGTACCGGCTTGACAGCCCGCAGAGGTTCCGCACCGCGCGGGCGATCTCCTTCACCGTCAGGTGTTCGAGCACTTCCCGGCAGATCACGAGGTCTGCTTTCACGCGCGTGGCTAACGTACTGGCCACATCGTAGGAGACAGCATCGCCCTGCGCGTCCTTGTCGAAGCCCACCACGGCCACGCCCTTGGCTTCGAGCAGCCGGACTAGATGCCCCGGCCCACAGCCCACGTCGTAGACCATAGACGGCTGAAACGTGGACACGATCAGGTTGGCGTGCGGCCGTTCGACCACGTCGCGGGCGGCTGCGCTGTAGTCCGTGACCGGCGCCCACGGCACAGCGGCGGATTCCTGCGTCTGAATCAGGGCTTCGAGCCGTGCGAGCGCGTCAGCGTCAGTCATCGGCGGGCCTCACTAGTGTGCGTGCCTTCAGTGTCCACGTAGACGATGAGGCACCCGACTTCACGGCAGGCGGCGACCACATCAGGCGGCAGCGCGCGTGCCCAATCGATGCCCTTGACGAAGGCCGAGGGGCGCAACATACGGATCTCCTCTGCCGGCGTGTCCTCGCGCTGTTCAATTGTTGATGTCACAGTCGCCAACGCTGCGACGGCTACGAGTCGGTTCTCCTGCGTCCAGTAGGGTTCCCGCTGCTTATGCCTGCGAATGTAAGCATCGGGGGCCACCGCCACCACGACATCACCGTCCTTCGACAGCCGCGCGGCGGCTTCAAGGTACCTGACGTGGCCCGCGTGGATGCCGTCGAATGCGCCAGAAGCCAGCACCACTACTCAGCCTGCTCCGTGCGCTCGATGCGCTCGAACTGGTCATGCACCCCGCCGATCGGCCCGCTGCGCCGTCCCTGCCGGTCGATGAACTCCGCGCCTGTGGCGTTTACCTGCCCGAAGGCTTCGAGCGCGTCCGACCGCTGTTTCGTCGGGTTGCCCATGTTGCGGTTGTTCTCGCGCGTCTTCGCCATCTGGATCGCCTCGAAGTCCTCACGGCGCATCCACATCAGCACTTCCTGCCCGCGATCCCCACGGGTCACAAAGCCCTCGGGCGACTTGGTGAAGCCGCCGATCTGGTCGAGGTCCGCGATGTCCTCCGTCTTCACGGGCGTCCAGCCCTTGTTCTTCGCGCGCCAAATCTTGTCCGCGATGATCGCGCCGTTGAACCAGCGGGCCATCAGGCCGGGTTCCTTGAACGTGATCGGGGCCGACGGTTCCCCGAAGGGATTCTGTAGACGGCGCTCGATGACGCTGAGACGCGGGGCGGGCGTATCTTCTTTCTTCGGTCGTGCCAATTAGTCCTCCAGGACGTTCGTCGCGCCGGGCTTGAACCCGCGCAGGTTTTCCGACCATGCCGCCGCCGTCATGCCGCGCTCTTTCGCCACGCGTTCTTCCATCGCGGAGACGGTGGGCGCACTGCGGGGATTGCCGCCGCTGCCTTCGGTGAACACGGGCGGAGCGGGCTTGGCCGGGGCGGCAGGTGTACGGGCTTTCCACTGCGCGTCGGCGCCGAGCGCCATCAGGGCGAGGCCGGCCACCGACTGCGGATTCCCGAGCGTCTGCATTCCGTTCGGCTCCTGCGACGCCTGCTGCCAGATGAAATCGACCACCTGTTTATTGATGGGCGTACCGTCCGCATGCTTGAGGCTGGCGAGGTACTGATAGCCCTCGACGGCCTTCGCCTGCACCCGCTGGTCCTCGAACGGCTGCACGAGCTGCCGGGCCTGCGTCTCGGCCGTCTTCGCCATCACCGCCTGAATCTTGGCGGCGCGGGCGACATCGGGGTTGCCGTTCTGGTCGTACAGGTCCAGCGACTGCGCCAGTTCGATGTGAGCCGGGTCCACCTGTGGCACGGCCGGCGCGGGCACGGGATCAGGCTGGCGCTGCTGCTGCCGCAGGAAGTCGGGATTCGCCCGCAGGAACTCGATATACGGCGCGTTCTGCTGCTGCCACGCTTCCAGCTCCTGCGCGCGGCGGGCGAGTGGTTCGAGTTCCTGCCGCTTCTTCCGTTCCGCTGTGAGAGCAGAGATCGGGGCGTACTGCTGGCCCCCGACTTCGACCGCATCCACCGTGGCCGGACGGTCCTGCGCTTCGACGGGCGGCGTCTGGTCGTCAGGCGCGGCGTCGGACGCCGGTTCCTGCGGCGTCAACGCCTCGACGGGCGTCGGGCTGTCGTCTTCGACGTTGATCAGTCCTTCATCGCTCATGCGGCTACGTCATCCTCGGCGGATACGACCGCCAGCAAGTCGGTTTCGTTCATCAGGAAGTACCGCGTCTCGTCAATGCGGATCTCCTGCCCGGCGCTCAGGCCGAAGACGACACGATCGCCTACGGACACTTCAGGTTCACGGCCGGTCAGTTCGCGGAGCAGTTGGGCCACGCCCGCCATAGCGTCGCGCTCCTCGTCGTTGCGCCAATCGCAGTCCACGAGCGCATCGGCCACGCGGAACGCTTCCGCCTTGCGCGGATGCTTCGACGCCCCCACGGCGACGACCTTGCCCGAGACTTCCATCGGCCAGTGTTCGACCACCAGCAGGCCAGAATCGGTGGTGCGCTCAGTCGGGTCCGGCAGGATCAGCACCTTGCCGGGCAGCGGGTTCAGATTCACAGGCCACCTCGTTGCAGGCTGAAGGGACGCGGCGCCGCAGATCGTGTCAGTTCCTTGAGTCGATCATCCGGCCAGCCGGTGACGAGTTCTACCGCCTTCCGGGCGGCGATGATCTGGCGCAGCTTGTTGAGGGCGTCGGTATCGTTCGTCGCGTTCGCGGCGGTGTCCGTGGCCTGGGCGATCTGCTCGCGCCATTCGCTGATGGCCCACTGCTGGACACGCTGCCAACCGGGCGACTTCACGAGGTTTTCGAGGTCTTCGCGCTCCGTGCTCATGCCTTCACCGCCAGTACCGCCACGTAATCGAACGCCGGGAGGGCTTTGGGCGGCAACGTCTCGCGCACGCGGCCCGCATGGTCGGCATACCAGCGGACCATCTCTACGAGGCCATCCGGCAGCATCCGGCGCTTCAGACTGTCGGCGTCGTACGTCCGGTGCGACGTGCCGGCCACCTGGAAGCCTGCCGGGTTCCACGGGACATCGAAGTACACCCACCCGCCCGGCTTCAGCCAGCGGAGGATGCGATTCATCACGAGGATGTCGCCCAACTGGTCCTTGGGGTCGGCTTCGTAGTGACCGAGGCCGATGTGTTCGAGGCTGGAAATCCCCACGATGCAATCGAAGGACGCTTCGGGGAACTCCTGCACCAGCACGTCGCCCTTGATGACCTGACCGGGGCGTTTACACCCGCGCCAGTCGATGCCGACGATGTCGAGGTCGGGACGGAGCGCCAACATCGGCGTCATCCAGTCCGCTTCCGCGCAGCCGATTTCCAGCACGCGGGCGTTCGGAGGGAACTGAATCAGGCCGGACTCGTAGCAGTCGGCCCAAATCGAAAGACACGAATCGTTGCCGTGCGTGTACTGCGTCATGCGGCGGGCGGGGCGCCCTGCGGTCCTCCAATGGGGGGAAGTGGCGGCGGGGCACCTTGCGGCATCCCTGGCGGCGGCGGCATCAGGCCCGGCATGCCAGGTAGTCCCGGCGGCATCCCCTGCCCCGGCATCGGCGGGGCGCCAGGCATCGGCAGGCCCATCGACCCGGCCATCGCCTGCTGCATCATCGCGAGGACTTGCGCCTGCATGTCCATCGCGGGCGAGCCGATAAACGCTTGCTGGTTCTCGACGTTGAACACGCGCAGCGTTTCGCGCCACACGGCCCGCGCCATCACCTGCGGGTTCACCGTCTGGATCGGCATCGTCTGCATCAGCATCGGCAGCGCCTGACTGACGAACTGCATCCAGTCGGCCCGGCGCTTCGCCGGATCGGCCGTCTGCACGCTGCCGTGCGGCTTGAACCGAAACGCGCCTTCGAGCAACTGCGCCGTGACCTTGCCGTCCGGCAGGGATTCGTCGATCGAGATGCCGCGCCCCTCGAGGCTGGCGACCATCGACGCCGGGGCGTCCTCGCCGTCTTCCTTCGTCGCGAGCACGCGCTTCCAGATGGCGTGCCGAATCTGATAGAGGTCTTCGATCGCCTCCTGCGCGCGCCTGACGCAGAGGTCCATGCGGACGAAGCTCTGCTCCGTCGCCATGTTGACCTCGCCGAGCGTCCGTGACTGCTGCGACACCTGCCCCGAGGCCACGTCGTTGACGCCGGCCAGCCGTTCCGCTGACCGCTCCACCATCGCGATGTGTTCCATGACGGGCGCGGTGTAGTCCGGCACGGTCACCGGCTCGACTTCGCGCATGTCGCGCACGTCAATGACCGCTCGCGGCCCCCACGGCTGTTCGAGCGGATCCCACAGCGCACCTTGCAACCGCTTGACCGGCGCCTGCACCACCATCGCGGCCCGGTCAGCGGCCATGTTGCGCCACGCCGTGTGCTCCTCGATGACGGTAATCAGCTTATGCCCGATGAGGCTGAAGCCCTCCGTCGCCCGGTCGATGCGCGGGAACAGGATCATCGGCACGAACCGCGAGCGCTCCAGATCGTCGTGCTGAATGCGGAGAATCTGCTGCGTGGGGAGATGCACCGTGGCGAGATACCACCGCTGGCCGTCCGCGTCGGCAATCTTCCGCTCGCTCCGGGCCTGCATCAGGTCGTTGAGGTCGATCAGGATGAGGAGTTCCCACAGTTCCTTTTCGGCCTGTCCGTGCTCCTGCGGCGCCACGCCCATCTGCGACCGTTTGAGGGCCGCATCCGGCTCACGGTCCTGCGTCGAGGTCATCGCCTCGACCGCCTGCGCGTCGTAGATGCCGGCCTTCGCCTTCGCCAGGAGTTCGGCGTACGGGCGCCAGAACCGTTTCCCGTAGCCCCAAATGTCGTCACGGTCCCGCGCGTGGCCCGGCAGAATCAGTGAATCGCGGTACGGCAGCAGGCGATACGTTGGGCCGGTGCGAACGTGCTGTTCGTCATCGATCACCTGCGTGACGCTGTCCTCGCCCTCCTGCGCCTCGATCGGCTCGCCCTCGTCGTCGGTCTCGACCTGGGGCGCCATGTCCTCGTTGTAGAGGATGCCGCCCGTCATCGGGTCCACCTTCAGCTTGGCCTTAATCTCGCGCTTGCCCTTGCGGACTTCGGTCCCTTCCGAGACTTCCAGCAGTCCGCGCGGCTCGATCAGCGACTGCATCACGAGCTTGTCGATGACGCCCTGTAGCCGTTCCTCTTCCGCCTTCCACTGGTGGAACTCTTCCACAAACGGCGACTTGTTCGCCGCCTGCCCCCAGCCTTCGACGGTACACACCGGCTCCGACCAGATCGTCCGCAGGATGCGCGCGTGCAGGGCATCGACCTTCTCAGCCGCGAGGTAGCTGGTGAGGTCGGCGGCATCGGTCCACGGCTTGCGGCCACGCGTGCGGGCCTGCTCGTAGAGCTGATGCCAGTAGTCCACGTCGAGTTCAGCGGACCCACGCGCGTTGATCCCGTCCTGGATCTGCTCGCACAGATGCACCGCCAGCGTCTTGTGCTGGGTGTCGGTGAGCCGCAGATCGTAGGGGGATCGGGTCTTGGCCATTTATCGCTTGGGCTTCTTGCCGATGGTCGGCTTGATGGTCTTCTTAACCTTGTCGTACAGGGAGGGATTGCACCCGCTTGTCTGACTCATCTAGTAGCCTCCACGCCCGGCGCGCGAGCGGTTCCAGGTAAAGGGGTCGTTATCCTTCTGTGCGGCCTTGAGCGCCTTCCCGGCCAACGCGTCAGCCTTCCGTGACGTGCGCGGGTTGCGGTACGCCATCCCACCAAACGCATCGGCCGCATGACTGGCCCAATCGTGGACCGGCAGCGCGTTCCCAGTGGCGTCTGTCGCCCGTTCCTTCCAGCGGTAGTGTTGCAACGCCTCCACCAGCCGGGCGCAGCGGTTGCCGTCGAAGTACACCAGCGGGAAGACCGACCGCGCGGCGTAAATGCGCTCCGCGACGTTCTGCACCTTCGGGCCGATGGCGAAGTTCAGGCCAAGCCCGCGCGCAATGTCGAGCCGGGACCGGCCCGAGGTCATCTCGCGGACAGCGATGTCGTGCGGCGCCCAATGCGTGTCATACGCGTACGGCTTCTCGCGCAGCACCTTCGCGTAATGGTCGAGGCCGGGGCCGGAGTCCTCGTGGTAGTCAATGACGCGGATCTCGCCAGCCGGCGTGACCTGCGAGAACACAATGGACATGGCATCGTCAAGGCCCAAGTCCCAATCCGTCGAGACGAGCAGCGACGGGTCATAGGGAACGACCGTGATCCGGCCCGCTTCCCGCGCCGCGACGATCTCCCGCGCGTAGACGGCGCCCTTCACGGACGCCTCAAACGAGCATTCAAATTCCTGGTCGTACTCGTCCTGCGTCATCACCTCGCGGGCGGCGACGAGTTCAGCGGGGTCGAGCAGATGCGTGGCGCTGGCCTTGTACTCGGCAAAGAACCAGTCTTTCGAGGACTTCGCCGTCTGCACCACGTCGTAGAACTGGTTTTTGCCGTTGGGCGTCCCGATGAAGAACGCCCACCCTTTGCGGTCGGCCAGCAGCGGGCGGATCACTTCACCGAACAGGCTGGCGTCCATCAGCCCGTATTCGTCGAGCACGCACCCGTCAAGGTAGATGCCGCGCAAGGCATCGGGGTTGTCCGCGCCATAGATACGCACCTGCGCGCCATTCATGCCGAAATCCAAGCGGAGTTCGGATTCATTCACCGTCACGCCGTCCACAGGGGCGGCGTAGTGTTTCAGATAGTCCCAGGCGATCGCCTTGCCCATCCGGTAGGTAGGGGCGATGTACGCGAAACGGGGGCGCTCCAAGCCTGACCGCATGGCGGCGCGAATCAGGTGATTGACGGCGAGGACCGTTTTCCCGAAACGGCGATGGCAGACAGCAGCGGCGAAGCGATGCGAGTCGAGCGCGGCGTGAAGCACACGCTGAAGCGGGCGCGGCGCGTACGGCAGACGTACGACTTCCGCTAGTCCTGCCACGCGTAGACCTTGTGCAGGATGGTGCCCTCAAGCGTCTCTTTCGGCTTCCCGAACGCGTAATGGTGCAGGAGGGTTTCCATGTGCGGCGCCTTGCCGGCCGGCAGACGACGGCGCAGCGAAGCTACGTAGGTGGGATCAGACAGGAGATCGAGCGCAACCGCTTTGATCTCGCGGGTCACCTTGTTCGGGATGCCTTTCGGGCGCCCCTTCCGAAGGTTCTGCGGGTTGCCTTTCGGATTCATTCGTTATTTTTACGAATCCAGCCCTTCGATACGGACCACGAACGAGCAATTGCGGAGACGGTGGATGTTGTCGCTCAGAATCTTCGCGAACTGTTCCGGAACGGCGAGTTTCAACGTGGCATCACCTTCGCCGCTGAGGGCAAAGGCTTGGCCGGTTGGGAGCGCGGCCTCGAAGAGAATCGGGAGCGACTTCGCCACGCCCGTCTAGTGTGCGGCTATGTCGAAGGAATGTCAGCCCTACATATAGGGTGAATTTCAATCACGAGCGAAATTGTGCGGCTGGAATAGCTGCCGGCGCGCACGCGCTCCTGAGCGATCGTGGTGTACAGGCCACGGCAGGCCCGGCAGCGGCGGCGGCGTGTGGTGTGGAGCGTCGCGTCTCGCAGTTCACGATCAACACCGATCACGCGGGAATAATAGCTGCCGCAGCGGGGGCAGGGCGTCTGCGGTCCAGGCTCAGGCATCGTGGGGATCTCCGGTACTCGGGTGCCATGCGCTCACGGCTGGTGCCCTCCTGGCTCCTGAGAGGTCCGATTGGCGTTCAACGAGTCGAGCGACTTCTTCAGGGCTTCCATCAGGTTGACGACGGGCTTGCGCGTCTCGCTCGACTTGGGTTCCGCTGGCTGTGGCTCCTGTGGGCGCGGGGGGGAGGAGAGGGCAGCAAGAATCTGCGACACCAGCTCGTCGGCGTTCGCAGGCTCTCGCGTGGCCTTGAGATTTCCAATGGTGCAGGGCATCGACAGCGACCCGAAACGCGCTTCGCCGCCCTGCGTGAACCAATGCGCCAGCACCTGCGCGATTACCGTGGCTTCAGCCTCCTGCTGTGCGGCGTCTCGCTCGGCTCGGAGGGTGGTCATTTCAGCGCTGAACTCGAACAACTGCGACAACGTGATGTCGGCGGCTTCGACGATGGCCGCGTTATTGATTTCTCCAAACGGGTTCTCCACACACAGCGCACTCGCCACGGCATCTCGAAACTCCGAGAGGCTGGCGATCTGCGCGTCTCGCTCGCGGAGGAGGGCGGCGTGCTGCTCTGCTTGCGCCTTCCACTCGTTGTGCTGCTTGGTCAGCCGCTCGATGGTGTCCCACCGCTGCGCCAGCAGCTCGGCCTGCTGGTGGACCTGGGCATCGACGGTGGAGATGGCAGCACGGAGATCGGCTATCACGTTGCTGGCGAGGTCTTGCGCCGCCTTCATGCCTGCATAGCCCATCTCGACCACCTGCAATTCCTGCTGATGCCGGGCGGCGTCCGCGGCTCTGGCGGCATCGACCTGAGCCTGAACGTAGTTGATCGCCGCATGGACGCCCAGTGTTCCCGCTCTATCCTTCAGCGCGGTCCAATCCACGTCCTTCCACGGGTCGATCTGTGCCTGTCGGTCGGTCCTCTCGGCCATGCGGGGGGTGTCCTCCTCCACCTCGGCTCGGTAGGCTTCCTCGGCCTCGGCGTTGTAGCGTTCGCGGTCGATCTGTTCCTGTTCGTTGCTCATGGTCTATCGCTCCACCTTCAGGGGTGATCCCGACACGATGACTGGCTTCCAATGGGTTGGCAGCAGCAGCACGTCGTCGCCTTCCACATCCCGCCAATCATCTGAGTAATTCGAACGGCCAAATCCAGACGGAAGAACCTGCGCGGGGCACCAGCGCCCTATTGCCTCCACCGTCGTTCCAGCCCACTTCAGTCGAATAGGCGTCTCATCCTTCGGCGCCGATGCGATGTCGCGCCACACGCACGGCGCGGGCGTGGGCGGGGCTGGCTCCACCGGCCATTGAGCGATCGCATGGGAGTCCTCGCCGCGATGATTCTCCGCGTGGCCCTGCTGAAGCTCGCAGACTACGCCGGTCATCTGGTGTCGAGCGCCGCACCGTGGCGGTGTCGGCTCCACGGGGGAGACGGGAGCCGGCAGACGGAGCGCCCAATACCCATCTGGCCGATGGACCCACTCGCCTACACGGATGCTTGCACCCTGTGCGTTCTCGACTTCGATGAAGCGTCCCGACTCGGAAGCAGGGGGGCCATCGAACACGATGTCGATGTAATCGCTTGGCGGCTCGCTGGCTCCTGCTGGCTCCACGGGGGTATTTGCTGGCGATTCCGCAGATGTACTAACGGGCGATGCTTGCTGGCACACCGCGCACGTCTCCCGCTCGGGATGCACGACGATCAGCCCGTCATCGTCTTCACAGCCAACCCACTGCCCAACCTGCCGCGTCGTCGGGCTTTCACTACTCCATGCGCTCATTTCGGGTGCTCCCTTCAGGGGTGGCAAATAGCTCGTGGTTCTGCTTCTTGGCGCGGCGCGTGGCGGCAGCGTTCGCCTGATGGTGCTGGCTGTCATACCGAAGGTGGCACCGCTGGCACATCGCCTTCAGGTTGTCGTCCGCGCAGTTCTCGGGCTGGTGGTCAAGGTGCGCCACCGTCAGGATCACCGTGCCTTTCGCCCACCTGGCAGGCTCGCCGTGCTGCTCGATGCACCGACGCGGGCCGGGCGTCGTGCGATGCAGCCCGCATTCGCCAGCGCACTCACATCGCCCCTGCGACCGAGCCTTGATGCGAAGGCTGATGGCCTTCCAGTCGGGCGGATACCGGCGGGCGTTCTCAGGCTTGATCGGCATCTAGCGGGTGCTCCTCGGTGTCTGTCCTGGGGTCACACCTTGGGCTTCTTAGGGTGTTGGTGCGTGGCCACTGGAGGCGGCGGCAACAGCATCGTAAGCTGTGACCTTAGCCGGTTGTAGGCGTCCGCGATCTCCGCGATCAACGTCATCCGCCTCACCGCTGACCGACGCGCCCGGTAGCGATTCTGCTGATCATTCCGATACACCCGGCATCGCTCGCAGAACACTCTAGATCGCGCTGAATCCTTGTCGTGCCCGCACCGCTCGCACTTACCTGCGGCTTTCGCGCGTAACTGGAACTTCCGCTGCGGCGATGTCATGACGGGTCAGCATCCTCTCGCAACGCCTGCCGTACAACCTCCGCGAGTTCTGGCGTTATCTCGTTGGCGATAACGTCTTCCTCCACACCATCTAGTAACCCCGCGCGTGAACGCAAATCCTTGATTACGGCCGCTACGACGCGCTCTTCTGGAGTGGTGCCCATGTCTAGCTCTCCTTGTTTTTTCGTGGTCCGCGCTTCCATCGCTCGCCCCACTGCTGGGCAAAGGCGAACGCGATGCCCTCATACGTGCGGCTGCGCTCCTTCCAGCGTGTCGGTGACGGCGGCATCTTGTGAATCCTCGCCTCGCGCCCGCTCACGATGTTCGTCGGCGTCAACTTGGGCAATCCCTTGAGCCAGAGACAAGTCGCCTTCGTCTCGCCGTGCCCGAACTGCCACGGCTGGATGATCTGCGATGGCTTCCCAAGCGTCGAGCGCGTCGAGAGCACGCCGATCGGGTTCTCGATAGCAATCTTCGGGATAGGCGCGTTCCAGAGGGCTTCAGCGAAGGCGATGGCCTCAGCCTGTTCCTGCTCCTTGCCTTTGAACCAGCGGGCACCGGCCACCGTCAAGCGTGTACAGGGCGGATGGAAGATGCCGAGATCCCAACCCCGATCAAGCACGCCGAACACGTCGCCCTGGATGTGATGCTCGCTGCCGTCTTCAAGCCTCCAGCACATCACAGGACCACGCATCATGCCCGAGTGCCCGGAAGGCCCGCCGCACCGTGCCTGAAAACTCGCAGCCAATTAATACGCGCACGTCTATTCCTTCTCTAGCGGCAACTGCCCGCGCTGCTGGATCTGCTGCCGGGCGATCTGCTCGGCTTCCGCCCAGGTGATCGTCTCCCGTGTCAGGGTGCCGTCCCAAATCAGCGAAATTCTCTCTTCGAGGTCTTCGCGCTGGTCAGGGGTCATCGGGTGATCTGCAAGGGATCTGCCTGTAGCAATTCCTCCGCTGATGAGAACGACGCCTCGATCTCGTTCACCACCATAGGGGCCAACGTGAGCGTGCCAGCCCGCACTTTTTCAAGATGACGCAGCGCGACGCCAAGCCGAAGCAGGCAGCGGTCCACAAGCGCCTCACCGCCTTGCACCAACGCCCTTGACAACAGTGTCCCGATGCGCTGTTCATACACGTCGGTCATTGACTAATCTCCATCGGTTTTCCACACAGATGGCACGCCGTCGCCCGCTCGGTGCCCCACGGCGCTGGAATCGATTCAGCGATACAAGACGGCGCGACCCAGTTACCAAGCGCACCGCCGGTCACTCGCCACACGCACGGCGCGGGCGTGGGCGGGGCTGGCTCCACCGCAGGCACCTTGGCGTCGAGATCAGCCGCCAGCAGTGGGTAATCCGCTCGGCAACTGTCGGCATACGCTCGGAGCGCCGGGGCCGCGTGCGGGTCGTGCGTCAGGTCGAGCACGAAGTAGTCGCAGCCGTCGTGCTTCTGGCCGGGTGCGCTTTTGCCGTCCGTCCGCGTGACGATGAACTTGCGATGTAATCCCGTCGCGTGCTTGTCGATGGGCGGTGTCGGCTCCACGGGACGGAACCGATCAAGCAATTCGGCGCCCGTCAGCGGCTCCCGTGACGGTGTCGGCTCCACGGGCTGACACTTCCCATCCTCACAGCCATGCCCGCAGCAATCGTCGCAAGCGAACCCGTCCGGTGCTCCATCGTAGGAGCCGTGGCATGTCGCGGGTTTGCCGCAGATCGCACATGACGGCGTCGGCTCCACGGGGGAGAGGGAGGCGGGCAACTTCAGGCGAGCACGCAGGGCTGACCGCTGCTTGGCGTTCATGCCTCGACGCTGGCCGTCATCCTGATAGTTGTCGGATTCCTGCCACGCCGCGATGACTTCCAGCACAAGGTCGTGCAGACGCATCCGTTCCCGGTATTCGTCCGGCTGCGGGCTGACGGCGACATGGTCAGCCTGCGTGAGACACCACGAGCAAAGGTCATTGTGAACTGGCGGTTTCGGCTCCACCGGGGACAGGGAGGTGAGGGGGAACACGTCATCGAAGCGGACCCATTCCCCGTCGTCTGCCCGCTCCATCTCGTGATCTGAGGTGTAGGCGAAGTTGACCGACACTAAATCAAACCGCTGCACCTGCTGCGGGCTGACGCCTACAGGGGGAGCCGCAACCGCCAACAGGGTGTCGATGTCGAGAGACAGCCGCGCGCAGCCGCCAGAGTCCTCGTTCAGTAGCGACGGACACTCGCCACGCACCATCGCCGTCAGTTCCCGCAACGCCGCTTCCAACTGCTGTGCTCGTTCGCTCATCTCAGTGCCCCTCCCGCTGAAAGGCCGACAGCAGGGTCGGCAGAATGTCGCCCGATGCAATCTGCTGCGGTGTCGCCTTCAGCACGCGCCAGCCCATCGCCGCCGCCGTGTTGTATTTCTCGAAATCCTTCACCATGCCCGCGCCCCGGCTGTGTCGGCCCTGAATCCAGATGCCGCCTTCCTGTTCCAGCGCGATCTTCTGCTCTGGCCATGCCCAATCCAGCCGCCACTTCCGCGCGTTGTGAAAGCGATGCTCGGGAATAGGCTCAGGGAGGCCCACAGCCGCGCAGAGCGTCGGGAACGACACAGAGGCCGTCCGGGTCGCCGTTCGTCGCGTGGCGGGCCGTTTCCGCGTCACGGCTTGTTCCCTGAGACCGCCCAGCCGATGGTCAGCCCGCGCACCAACTTGGCCCCGGCACTGCGGGCCATGCGGATAC